TCCCGCCAGCTTGGTTCGACCACCATTTTCGTCATCCTCGACCTGTTCTGGCTCGCGCTGCACCCGCACATGAAGGGCGCGCTCGTGGTCGATCAGGACAAGACGCGGGATGACTTCCGCGAGCAAATACGCAACATCATAGCCTCGATCCCGCCTAGCTACTTCGGCGGTTCGTTCGGCATCAAGAAAGGTGGCGACAACAAGTATTTCATGGCGTTCACCAACGGCAGCCAACTTAATTTCCTTGTGGCCGGAACGTCCGGCTCAAAGGTGGCGTGGGGCGAGTCGTCGGGGTTTTCGCTGGTGCATCTGACCGAAGTCGCGAGCTACGGGAACGAGGAGGGGCTGAACAATTTCGAGGAGGCGATGTCGGAGAAGAACCCCGACCGCCTCTATGTTTACGAAAGCACCGCCAAGGGCTTCAACCACTGGCAAACCCGGTGGAAGGGCGCGCGTCTCGATCCGTTCACCAAGCGGTGCATCTTCGTCGGCTGGTGGGGCAAGGAAGACAACGAAATCGCCCGCACCGATCCGCGGTTCCAGTTGTTCGGGCTGAACGAACCGGACGATCGTGAGCGGACCAAGATCAGGGTTGTCAAGGAACGATACGGCTGGGAGATCACGCCCGAGCAACTGGCATGGATCAGGTGGCGCGGCGCGCAGCCAAGCCAGAGCGAATCGAACCTCAACCAAAACCAGCCATGGACGGAAGACGACGCCTTCGTGATGTCGGGCAAGTCGTATTTCCAGACCCGTTTGATCGTGCAGGACCGCGAGAACCTGAGTGCGGCGCGCGTGCCGTACAAGGGGTATCGCTTCTGGCTCGGTGAGGACTTCTGGTCCGCGACGCTGGAGGACCTGGCGAAAGACCCGATTACCGCGCCGCTGCGGCAGCGCGAGGTCGAGTTGCGCGTGTGGCAGCCGCCTGTGACCGATGCCCGGTATGTGATCGGATGCGACCCGGCCGGCGGGTCGGATGAGAAAAACGACCGGCACGCCATCAGTGTGTGGCGCTGCTACGCTGACAAGTTGGTCCAGGTTGCGGAATACGCCGACAACATGGCCGACACTCGGCAAGCGGCGTGGGTGCTGGCCTATATGGCGGGCGTTTACCACAACTGCCTGATTACACTGGAACTCGGCGGCGGCTACGGCAACGCAGTCAAGGTCGAGTTGAACCACATCCGCCAGCAGTTGCGCGCCGACATATATCGCGACAAGCGGAGCAAGAAAGGCCATGATTGGTCGGATTTTCTCGACAACGCCCGCCACTATCTCTATCGCCGCCCTGACGCGCCGAGCGCGGCCGGGTATATCGAAGACTTCCAGACCACCGGAAACCTCAAGCGGCAAGTGTTCAGTGAGTTCCGCGACAGCCACATCAACGGGTATCTGGCGATCCACTCGATGCCGCTGCTGGACGAAATGCAGATCATCCAGCAGGATGGCGACAGCATAGCGGCGCCGAACAACCAGAAGGACGACAGGACGATCGCGGCCTGCCTCGCCAACCATGCGTGGATACAGCACGAACGGGACAGCTTGTTGATGCAGGGCGAGACGTTCGCCGTAGTCGAGGCGCGGGAGGCCGGCGAGCGGACCGGCGGGCATGTGGTCGATCAGATTGTGGCGCAGTTTCTTCGCGACTCGCAGGAACCTACATCCGAGGATCTGACGCCGGCGCAGCAATGGATGGTGGAACGGGGTTTGGCATGACCGACATTCACGATTACCCATCGCAACCTTGGTGGAAGGGTGTCGAACCACCCGTGCGGCAACTGGCGTCGGCCATCGTCCGCAGCCACGCACAAAACCCCGATGACATGGTCCTGCCGTATGATGGGGCGCGCACGGTGACGCCGGCCGGCACGGCAACTTACGTTCGGGGAACCGACCTTTGCCCGCTGTGGACCTGCTACGTGAACCTTGCCCGGCTGGCTCTCGCCGCGAAGGATGAAATGGCAGTCGCCGAGACCATCGGCGAAGCGGAGGTCTTTTCGGATGTCAAAACAGCAGACCAGCAATGGAGAGAAGACCATGGCCTCGCCCCGCCAGACGGCGCCTGATTACGGCTATCAGGACATGGATGGCGCTCCCAAGGGGCGTCCGGTCTATCTGGCGGCCGATCCCGACGACCCCGGTGTCCTTGCGTTCTGGCGGACCACGCGGCGGAAGGTCAACGGCAAAATCGGCTGGCGGGAAGTATCGTTCTGGGCTGAAGTCCTGACGAAGCGCGAGATCGACTTTGAGCCGTTGTGCTGGCGGGAATCGCTGTCGCCTGAGACGCTGGCGGCACTGGCGGCGCAGTCGCAGGCGGTGGTGATGGAAGACGCGGCGTGATCGTCCCGCCCGACACCCCCCTGATCTCCCTCGCCGTGCCCGGCGGTGCCGTTGCGCAGATCATGGTCGTGCATGAGCGGTCGAAGGCGGGGAAGATCAAGCGCAGCACGGGGATGATGCGGATCAGCGAGAGCGACCTGCGCACCATGGCAGTCGGGAAGGTGCCGGGGACGCCCACCTACTGGTGCGTCTGCGAAGCGGGAGGTGTAGGGCTGTTCCCCAGAACCGACCGCGAATATGACGTGGAACTTATGGGCCGGGACGGCAGGCCGATCGGTGGCAACCGCAAGCCCGTGATGCTGGCCCCGATCGATGCTTATATCGCCGGGACCAGGGCCGCGCAGATCGAACAGGCAAAGCGGGAGATGGCGCCGCCGCGCGTGGAGCGGTTCGCTCCCTTGATTGGAGATGACGAGTGACCCGCTTCCAACTGAAATTGCGCTGCACCGACTGCGGCACCAGGTATAAGCGCGTGGTCGAGGTGGCCGACGATCAGAACGTGTCGGACGTGCCTGATCCGCCGTGCCCGACATGCAGCAAGGTTCACAAGACGAAGGTCCCTGCGTTCAAGTTCGGCACAGGCAAGGCCCCGGCGGTCGGCGGCTCCCTGGTGGTCAAGGCGGTGGACACCACGGCGCAGATCGTCATGGAAGACCACGGCATGACGGACCTCCGCAGCGACGTGCGCGAGGGAGAAAGCATGGCGCCGAAGCTGCCCCCGCGGCAGCAAGCCATGGCGGACAATTTCTTCGCGCGCCCGAAAAACCAGCGCAGGATGCGGGGAGGGATATTCGATCTCCCCCCGCGGGCGGTGATGCAATCGGCGGTCAATGGCCGGTTCCAGACGCCCGACACCGTCAACCCGATTGCCATACATCACGCCCGGCGGGAGAGTGCGCCGGTCAGGATTGTCGGCGGCGACGGGGTGAAGGGCAACTAATCCCGCAAAAACGGGACACTGCCAACCGCTCTCGCGTTGTGCGTAACGTGGGGCATGGCCGAATATATCCCCCGCCGCCACGTTGCCCGCTGGGCTTCAGAACTCATTGCCGAGTGCCAGCCCGACATTGAGGAGCGTATTCAGCGCGGCGCGCTGTATCGCAACCTCTATTTGACCGGCGATGAAAACGGCAACCCGGCCACCTACCCCAAGACGTTTGCCTATATCGACACGCTGGCGAGCTTCTTCTTCTCCCCGGTGGAACTCCGGTATCTGGTCAAGTACCACGGCGGCGGGAATCCCACCCAGCGCATGATGGGCCGCGCCGCATCCGCCGATTTGCAAGAACTGATGACCGACGCGGGCGTGTATTCGACCATTTCCGATTGCGTGGAATGGTCGCTGGTCAAAGGCAAGACGCTGCTGAAACTCAACTGGGAGGATGGCGGCTTCGCTCCCTACCTGATCCAGCCTGAGTTTTTCGGCGTGCTGCGGCCCGACATCGCCGACCTGTCCCGGCAGGATGCGTTTGTCCACACCACCTATTACACGCCAGGCCAGTTCGCCCGCGCCTTCCGCGCCCTGCCGAACCTCGGCGAGATTATGCGGAAGGTGAAGAACAAAGGAAACCGCGGCAGCCCGGACAACCGCCCGGACCGCGCAAATGCTCTGAAGCAGATCGTGCTGGGCGGCCTCAATCCGTTTCAGCAAGCCGGCAACTCGCCCGCCACCGCATCGTCCCGCGGCATCGTCAACTGGCTTGGCGGGCCGCAAGCGACGTGGGACGCCAAGGTGCTGGCGACGCTGATCCGGCTTGATGAACTGTGGGTGAAGGACGCGGCCACGGACGACTGGGCAACGTTCCAGATGGTCGGCGATGTGATGGTCACAGGCGACGGCATGATCCGCAATGCTTTCGCCGATGCCTTCGACGATGAAAACAACCTGCGGCGCCTGCCTGACGCATTCCGCAAGAACAACCCGCTCTCGTACATGCACCCGTTTGTCGAGTTCTGCCCGAACCGGCTGGAGGGGTATTTCTGGGGCCGGTCGGAAATCTGCAACGTCGGCGCCATGCAGATGCAGATCAACGCGCGGTTGAACGGCATCGCCCGGCTGTTGCGCCGGCAGGAAAACCCGCCGCGGATATATGCGGGGTCCACCGCGCTAAGCCAGCAGAAGCAGTCCGCGCTGGACAAGCCGGGCGGCTGGTTCGTTGACCCGACCCCCAACGCCAAGGCACAGAACCTCTACCCTGAACTGCCGGAAGGTCTCTGGGAATCGCTGCACGAACTGGAGTCGATGTTCGACAGCATGGCGGGCCTGCCGCCGGTCCTGCAAGGCAAGGGCAGCGCTGGTGTGCGGTCGCAGGGCCACGCGGAGACGCTGACCAGCAATGCCAGCCCGCGGTTCAAGGACCGTGCGCTATCGGTTGAACGATCCGTTGCGGAAGTCGGCTCGCTCGCCCTGACGATGCTCCGCGCCATGGACCCGAGGACGGTCGTTGCATGGCTGAAGCCAGACACGACAAATCCGGTGGCGATGATGGAGCCGGATGACCCGACGCTCGAACCGCCCGCGCCGGGCATGAAGCAATTCCCGTTCAAGTACTGGCATCTGCCCGACAACACGAAGGTCACGGTGGACAGCCACTCAGCCAGCCCGATCTTCAGTCGTGAAGCGCGCGACCTGATCTTCGCCCTGGTCAAGATCG